ATGGCTAGGTTACTTCCTGAAGATAGCATTCAGGATGAATTGGATTTGACTATCGAACTAGTACATCCATTGATGGCAGAAGTATATTATACCCCACCAAAGGACGAGCTGGACTTTTTTATTGGATCTGATTCTGATAGGACAACTGAAGTAAGCGCACCGCGGGTACACATCCTCACCTTTGATGCGAATCATAGCTGCATTTCGGTGTTTCCGGTTGTCACGTCCATTGGACACAAACAGTATCTCGAATGTAAGTATAAAAAGATATCAGAGATAACCATCCCTGTTGAGCAAGTCTGTATCCCTGAAAATGAACAAGATGTAATTGATGGACTAGAGCTTCTTCCATCTGGATTTGTTAAAGATATCCGCTACGGATTAGGCTTAAAAAAAGAGCTACGGTTTATCATCGATGCTGTTGAAGAATTTACAGATAACAGCACCCTTGTTATTTGTACGGAGGAGGATACGGGGGATCAGGATGATTGCTTTTTCTTGAACTGGTATGACTATGATGAAATGCGCAAAGTATGTAATCGTCTAACTAATCGAGCCAGAAAAGCAGCAAAACTTACCAAAACAGCTTCAATGTATAACCATTTAGCGTTTCGCTTAGGTAGCGAGCAAAAATTACTTCCAACTTCTCATGATGCAATATCAAAAATGCTGCGCATAAAGATTTCAGACCATGATAAACAAGCTGCTCTCGATCTAGTTACTCAAGATAAGGCTGTTTTTTCGAATTCTAAACCTGAGACTTTAGGTAAGCTGAAGAACGATATTGAGTTAGTGACTCTAGAGAGGCTGATTGAGCAATTTGAACAATTGCTTGATAGAAAGTCGACCGAAGATATGTGGCAAAAACTTTTCAATGATAATCCTTTTATCTTGTCGTTAACCTTTGGTTATCCAGCTATAAAGGTGCGGGATCAAGCATCAATTGGAGGGAAGCGCCTATCAGGAGAGGGGGAAAAAATTGCTGACTATCTCGTAAAAAACGGACTGACAAACAATCTAGCAATTGTTGAAATTAAAAAACCTTCTACATAGTTGTTGAATAAAACGGCATATAGAGGAGCAGTTTACTCTGCAAGTAAGGACTTAGCAGGTTCAGTCTGTCAAGTGCTAGATCAGCGATATCATCTACAACAGAATATTGCCAACATTAAAGTTAACTCAAGAATGTATGATATTGAATCGTATGCTATAAGTTGTGTCCTAATAATAGGTACGTTACCCGAAGATGAGGATATGAAGAAGTCATTTGAGATCTATCGTCGAAATTCGAAGGACGTACAAATCGTAACGTTTGATGAGTTACTACTCAAATTAAATCAATTAAGAGACTTCTTATCGACAGGCGAAGCGTGAATAGCTCACTTTCTAAGCTGTGTGAGATGTTACATATTTATCGAAGTTTGAAGCGACAATGATTGAATACGCAATTAGAGAGCATGACGGTAAGTTGGTTCATGTTGAAGAGGTTGAAAACGGTAAGTCAGCTGGCTGTATATGCCCAAGCTGCAAAGACATTCTATATGCTAAAAACCAATGCGTAGAACTTAGCAATCACTTTTATCACGCAAACTTAGATGAGTCTAAGTCGTGCCGGATGACGCAGCTTCACCTTGCTGCACAGCATTATTTCTTGAATTCAAAAGTCGTAAACTTGCCCGAAGTACATTTTAATTATAAAGGCGAGACCTTAAATCATGCAGCAAAGTCAGTTGCTGTTCATGATGCTGAGATTGAATACAAGTTAGAGAATTCTTTTATAGATGTATGGTTAAATACGGATGTCGGTGAGCTTTTGATTGAAATATGTGTCCATCACCCGTGTGAAGAAGAAAAAAAGTCCTTCATTAGAAGTAAAAAGCAACCAGCGTTAGAGTACTTTTTGGATCGTAGCACGGACGTTGATATCAGAGATGAGTTGAAACGAATGGCAAACAACCATGTAAAGTTCACGTGGTTATACCCATGGTGCCGAGACAAACTGATAGCTGACTATGAGCTAAAGATTGAACATGAAGCTAAAGCTTTGTTTAACAAAAACGTCGCGAGTGCTCAGAAAGCCAGTAGGCGTGTTATATCGACGAATAAAGTATTTTTGCCAACATTGCGTGAAGTACTGACTCAGAGTATCGAAGGAAAGGAGTTCCGGCAGGAGTGGGATGTTTTTACAGAGAGCAGTGTAAAAGTTGATACCGTTGAAGTCGTTGAAAAAAATAATGATTACTATTTGCTGAAAGCAACAAAGATTGGAAGAAATGGTATTGAGCATCCGATACATCTAGTTTATCTGTTGCATACGAGTGCTGAGAATATGCTCCCCGACATAGAGGGCAGTTTCATTGTACGGCAGGCTATTTCAAAGGATAAGAAGAAACCAATTTGGGCTTGGGGACGAGCAGAAAAGCGCGAACAATGGATAAATGAATCTGTTCAACGTTTCAGACAAGAGTGTTTGCGTAAACATGAACTTCAAAAGCTCAAAGATCGAGTCAATGCGATAGATATGGGTCAGCAATTGATCTATGAAGATTCAAGTGATGTGCTATTCAAAAAAGACTATCGAGCATGGTCAAATTTCATGAAAGATAATGGTTTGTTTTTTCCGACCCAAGAAATGAAGAACCCTAAAATCCCCGAAATACTCAAGTCGTCAGCAGTGCCAATTTATGAAGTTGGGCCGGACTATTCGAGACTGTGGATGTTTGGGCGATGGCATGTCTTGGTTGTGTCGGTTCTAGCGGAGATAGCAAGCTCCCTTCCCTTAGGGGAGGAGATGAAATACACGCACTTATTTCGGCGGGCTGAGATCAAGCTTGGATTAACAAGCGAGTACCAAGAAATATCACATGAGTCGTCAAAGACAACAATAGTGTACCGTATAGCGGAAAGAGCTATGAAAGAAGCGCTTACACCGTTTACTTGGGATAATACACTCCGTTTAGGCGATCGTAGTTTTACGCGAAATCTCAACCCATTAGAACGATTGCGATTAAACTGAGACCATACATACTTTTGACCGCTAACGGTCACTTTGCCAATTGACGTTGTTAGTGAATACAGATTGTTCACACTATCTATAAGCCAGCCGCAGCCTTTGCGACTGGCTCTTTTTGGGGTTGAAACTAACTAAATACCACACTTATTACTTGAATGTTGGTACTGATTCCGATGTAAAAGGTTATTTAACACGTGGCCTATTACACAACATTTCCCAACCTTCATTTTTGAACTTGTCATAGACCCTTGCTTTGGCTTTATCGAGGCTTTTCCCTATTCGGTAGCTACCGTTCTCTACACTTAGCGTTAAGTCGGTTGCTGTAAGTAGAGGGGCTAGCTTTTTGCGTGTTTCCAAATGCTGCTTAGCGTGATGGATGGCGTCATCATAATCATTTTGATAATAAGCAACGTCAGTAGATAAAAAGCAAAGCCTTAGTGATTGCGATGTGAACATTGAGACTCTGCGAGTCTTCAATTTGGCATTTACCTGCTTGCTTTGCTGTAGTCTGTATACCTGTTGTTTGGGGATTACACCTACAGGAAGCTTCAACGCTTCGGGCTCTGTTTCTTGTTGCTTCTTAGCGGTGGTAAGCATCATTGCAAGCTTTGATGACTTTTGAGGTGTTGCTGGTGCTTCTTGCTGCTGCTCTGCCGCTGTGAGCATCATTTCAAGCTTCGAAGGCTGCTTAGTATTCACACGCTTAAATATAGCTAGCCTGCGATCGCTGTATTCAAGTACGTCAGTGTGCAGTATCAAGTTCTGAATCATTGTTTTGTTGCTCATATTTTAAGCGATATCTTCAGTAAAAGCAGTGGTTAGAATCATATGATGTATTCTGGTAAATGAAAAGCCACTCTTAATATCTATAATACCATCTATTAATCAGAGCCTTATGTTTGCTTTGTCCTCATTGTAATAACTCAATAAACGGTCGTTCATATTTTCGTTAAATTAAATCATCAAGCACATGACAAAACGAGGACATCAAATGTACAACAAACAAAACAAATCAATCGAAAGCCTTGGCGCACTTATGGACGAGCTAGCGAATCTGCGTGGTCAGCATCTATGGGCGTACCGCAATCTATGCGATGACTTTGAGTCACTCCCTGCTGTAAAGAAACACGCAACTAAAGGGGTAATGGAGGCAGAGTTCAATGCAGGCAAGGAGATTCAAGATCTCGAAGAGTTGTGTCGTACTTTCAAGAGCACAGCAAACGCACTGGCTGAGCAAATCAACGAGTATATCGATAGCAGCTATGAGCTAAAAAATGATGTAGCACTAAGTTTTCAGCTGAAAGCATTAGCTGCAATGCTCAACTAATCAACCGTATAACACCCGATTACGCAGCCGTCTACAGGCTGTTTTCATAACTAAGCAAATAGCATCTCATTGATCGCAAGGTACTTATGTGTAGGTGAGGTGCGTCTAAAATCTACAGAAGGTAAAAAAATGAACAAGAAAATAACAAAAAAACAAAAAATGGAAACGTTGAGTTTTGCACATGACGTTATTCGTGAGCGTATGAACTGGGCGTATGAAACTATCCGCAGCGGTTCAGAATCCAAAGATGATGCAGTTGATGGTCTTCTAGAGATCATAAAAGAAGCAGCTCAAGGGCAACGTTATATAGGACAGGTAAGTTTTGATATTGGCGGCAGTATGCTCACGAAATGGGTGTATGAAGATTATCACGCAATAGCTATCAAAGTACTTTCTGATGCTATTCGTCCTTTGTATGATGATTACGAGTTCAACAAAGACTATATCGACCAAGTAGAGAACGCTATTGAGTTTTTTGAGACTTTATATGCGGAACATCAACAAGCAGCATAGCCAATTTGTCTTTTATCGCAGTACTTTTACTAACCTAACTAGCAAACTCCAAGCAGCTCACTTGAGCTGCTCTTTATGTATGAGAAACTAAGGAATAAACAGATGACTAATCGAATTGCATGAAATTAATATAACTAAATCTGACTTTATTGAAGTAATACTGACAAGCTTTAACTTTGATATAGAATGTAACTAAGAGGAAAGTGAGCCGAGCTTGCAGCTCATCTCGTTCACGTGCAGAAAGGCAAGCTTTCTTTGTGAACATTTCTTCTTTCATTAACAGTTATAGTACGGTGAGCCAATCCATCTACAATACACTTTATAATAGTGCGCAATTAACAACAATTAGCTTGTATCAACTACTTAAAATCTTATTCGCGCACTATTATAAAGTGTATAGTGGGAAACCGCTCACTCCATTGTAAAAGCAATTAATAGCAAGAGAAATGCTCACAAACAAAGCACATGAGGACTTGTCCTTTGTGTTTGTGCAGAGAGCCAGACGAAGCTTGCTTTGGCTGCCTAGACCTGTCTATATTTGCTTTTTAATAGATCGGCTTGTACTTGTTATAATATAAGTGCTGCCTTTACTTTTAGCCGATACTTACCTCCTGTTAAATTTGATCTAAATTGAAAAATATGCCTGACTGGTTATTAATTTAACTAATTTCTAGCTGTATTACAGCGCTCTATTGCCTGCTTTTAATAAATAGATGTAGCAATGGAGGAAACATTATGGACGTAGATCGAAGCTTATTATCTAAAAAGAAAAAGACTGGCCCTAAGCCAAAATATAAGAAAGAAAACATCAAGCAACTTAAAGCCTTAAAAGCACAAGGGTACAGCCAAGTAAGTATCAGTAAAGCTACAGGCATTCCACAACGAACAATATCAACATTACTGAATCAAAAATAGCAGACACAAAAAAGCCCTGCGGTAACAGGGCTATTCAATACAGGACGTATTTGAAGTAAACGAAGTATTTACAGGAGTATTTATGCCAATCCAAACACAAATATTAGCGGACTTAATAGTGGCTAACAAATCAAACTTATTCAACGAGACACTATTCAAAGGACGAGGCAAAGGCGCGTGGAGAAAGTATCATGAAGTTTATTGCCAATTGATCGCTGAATGTATATGTAACGAACGCCAACATAATCATATTTTCAACAGCTATGACCTTGGTGGACGTTCGGCAATGATGAAGCTCTTCAAGAGCGACAACACATTCAGAAGCATCAACCATAAGTGCGGTGTTTTTGTTGCTACAGGTACTTACAAGCAAGGAGAATCCAACCAAGCATACATGCTGAGTGATTCATTTCTGGCTAAGTTAGATACACTGATCGACACAGACACTTTACCAGTTAGCAAACTAAGCAATTGGGCAGCTTACAAGCCAGAGAGCTATAACGACAGCAGTTTCTGCTCAACAAGCGGTCATGGAATTACTTGCTTTATGATGCAGTCAGACAAGCCAGTAGAGCGCTTATATGCTTGGGCTTTACGTGAAGCTTATAGATTACACGACAACAAGATCCCTCAGTATTACGTGAAGGGCAATAAGACTGATCGTTTGTACGGAAAAGGTCCACTAGCTATTGGCAACATTTCGCGCGAGCTACGTGCGTATGTAATGCAAGATTACATTGAATACGACCTGAGTGCAGCGAGTTATACGATCCTGTTTAACCTTGCTGACGACAAAACACTTTACCCCACGATTGATCAGTACGTGAATGACGTACAGGGATTCAGAGAGCAGTTATGTGATGGCACTGACGCTGATGTTAACGCCGTCAAAACAGTGTTCTTACATAAAAGCTTTGGTTCATCGCTAACCTTCAAAACTGGCATTGCCAAAGAGCTGCCGATGACATTAGTTCAGCAGATAACAAAGCATCCGCTTTTCCAACGGTTCAACGATGAACTGAAACTTCTAAAAACTGAGCTAGAAGCGTTGTATCCGGAAAAGCTAGAGGAGTTCAGAACGGCTCGTGATGTATACAAAGAAGGACATAGCAAAGAAGGGCAATATAAAGGCAATTATCGCTCAACTTACATCTGCTGGCTTTACCAGAAATATGAGATAGAAATCATTCAGCTAATACGCAAAGAGCTTGATGATCCTATGGATTGTTTGCTGTTACACGATGCCATTTACACAAAGCAGAAGCTTGATGTGACGACACTAGAAGCTGTAGTAAAAACTGAACTGGGTATTGATATAAGAATTGGATAAATACGCGTGCAAGGCACCAAATTATAGGAGGAACAATGCCACCACGCAGCATCTGCTCCGCTCCTAGCTGTAAGCAGATAGCAGTAGAAAACGGACGTTGTGACCGTCACCAGCACAAGCACAAGCCCAAGCCCAAGCCTCAAACACACTCTAAGCAACAAAACAGTAGAGCCAGTACTACCGTCAATGATCACATCTACCAAAGCGCCAAATGGCGAAATCTACGTGCTCGTAAAGCTAAGGAATCACCACTGTGTGAGAACTGCTTAACGTACACCATCATCAAGCCTGTAGACGTAGTAGATCACATCAAACCCCTGCTGGATTACCCTGATCTCGCCTTTGTGTTCTCGAATCTACAGAGCTTGTGCCATCAGTGCCACAACGATAAAACAGCAAAGGAAACAGCGGAGCGCAAAAAGCCAAAACAGCTTACAGCCTCTGAACTGTTCAACCAAATAAGGAAAAAGTGATGTTCATACCAAGCTACATCAACGGATGTATTTTTACTTACAAAGACAAAATATATCAGTTTCACTATGACGCTGATGACAACTCAATTGAGTTTGAGTGTTACTCAGAAGGGGAAAGGGCTGGCAATATTGAGTTGCTAGTTCATCTCGTTAATCAGTCGTTGCAAAATAAAGTATCATAAGCCACTTAATTAATCCCCGATTTTGTGTGAGTATTTTATTAGTATGGATTTTATTTTCAAACAATTTCGGGAAATCTTTAAAGCTAATTTCCGATCTCTTACTTTAGATGCGCTCTCAAAGTTCCCTCCTGTCGCATCATCATACATTTCTTCAATTATTCTTTTTATCTCTAAAGAATCTTCATGATAGCTCTCAGGAATTTTTTTACATAGCTCATCTAAACTGCTCTTCAAAATGCTAAATTGCGTTCTGATCCTGATTTCTAACTTTATCATTTCTTCGTTGCTTGAGTTATTTTCATTGGATATCCAATAACAGACAGAAGAGTTTTCGAAATCATGTAAATGATCAATAGAGACACTTGCGAAATGAGATAAACGGTTGTGTTGGTTTACTTTTTTCCAGTAGAAGTAATTTAGAGTAAATGCAGCAGCTGCTGCAACCAAGGCTCCCAAGGCACCAGATGTAAATGCTAATGGATAAGACCCTTCTGGAATAGATGAAACAACTTCAGCAAGGCCAGATAAGTTCTTATCGACTACACTAGATGCTAGCTGACTGCTAGTTGAGATACTCTCAGAAATTATTTCAGACGCTTCTAAGGTTGATGAAGATAAATCATTTACTATCTCTTCAGTACCAGAGAGCCCTTGCGATATTTTAGCGGATAGTTGTGATATCGCATTGTTTAACTCAAGCAATTCAGCCTTTGAAGAGCATTGATTCAGGAGGGTGCTAAACTCATCACTATTCTTGTCAATAAGCTCATCTAAGTGTAATTCGGAAATGCAGTATTTACTTTCGATGAATTTTGAATTGCTTTCACTCACAGCTTACTTGTTCCTTATCAGCTCATTCACAAAATCTTTACTTATGATGCTTTTATATACGCCTAAAGAAATTGCTTCTTCCTTTGAAGATTTGTACTTTTCTGAATTGTATTTTGCTTTTAATATATATTCATTTATTTTCTTTTCAAAAAATTCATACTCACTGTCAGTGGTTTCAATAATTAATTTATCTTGTACATTTTTACTTGTAAAATAACCGTGCTTTATTAATCCACCAAATGCTTCAACTAGGAATGAAGAACCGTACCCTTCAACGTCTAGGTTTATGTTAACTCTTAGTTTGGGTAAGCTAGTCAGTAGAGGTTTCAGTACTTCTTCTCTGAATTCCTCACCACTACCATCACCATCGGTGTAATAACGACCGCAAGGGTCATCAAAGAAATCTCTACCTATGTAAACAGTGGGAATCATGGCTGTGTACTCTCATCTAAAACAACACTCCAAATGATTAGTGTACCACGGAGTGGTCTGTCAAAGCTTTCAGATTTTATTTTTTCCTTACCATTCTCTATTGTGCACTTGAAGAGCCCCTTGTAGCTCATGATAGATAGGTATCCAGACCCTAACTCTCTGATAAACTCGATTAAATCTTGCAAGCCTTTACCTCGATCATTCTTTTCAGTACTTGTTCTATCAATACTTACCGCAGCTTTGATTAGAGTGGCGTCACGAAGTTGTTCGGCTTTTTCTACACTGAACTTAGCAAAATAAGCTAGCACTTTTTCCCAGATCTTGGATTCGGGCAATGAGTTTGGGATTCCTATACCTTGATCATAGAAAGCTATTTTCAATTCTTTACTGAGCTGATCAAATGAGCCAGTTAGGTACCAAGACTTATCTTTGCATATAGAATTATCAGGATAGGCATGGTGAGTAACGTTTGTTACTGCTTCTGATATCCCACTATGTAAAATCATCCATTTTGGGACAGAGCTACCAACTAATCCCATCACTTCCTGCTTTAATTTTGCACGTTTTTCTTTGGTGTCGACAACGTCACCACAACACCCCTTGACATACTTAACAAATTGAAAGTTATGCTTTTTTGTTGGTGCTGATATTGATTTCTCTGGTTTGTTTTTAAAAAGTTCAAAAAAACCCAATTGAGAAAACTGACAATATATATCGTCTGACCATCCATCAACTTGCGGTGTTAAACGTTTCAGGACTGACGTGTCCCATTTGGAGATTTCAGCAGTAAGAACAAGAGCTGCTGAAGTCGAAATACACTCAAGTTCATCAAAGCAGACAGTTCCTATTTTTTTAGCTTTTGATGGTATTCTTCGTCCGTCAAAATGAGCAAACAAATCCGTAAACTTTCGTATCGCGGTAAGAGTTTGAACAGTAGCGTCATAATTGGCGTAGAAATCCATCGTTGCTGGCAGAGTTATTTCTAAGTAGTTTTTGCGCTTCTTCTTACCTTCTCTTTTGCAAGGACTGACTTTTAAACCCTTGCGAGACTCAGTGTTGATCCATTCATTTATCGCTAGCCATGTATTCCTATCCTTTTCATCGCTATCATTGTTCGCATTGGATAGTGCACTTTTGCTCCTCCTAGCTCTCAGAGAACGAATTACATCCCTATGTCTTTGCTTATCAGTGATTAATTTCATATTCACGCGCTGATGCAGTTAAATTGAATTCATATTATCAGATACTTGATTCGTAAGTAATCTGTTTGAAGAAAAGCTGTGAAATAACATGTTTTTACCTATTGTAACGCTGTTAGGTTTTCAGTTGTAAACCGTACAAGATTGTAAGGGGGTAGCCTAGAAATATCTCTAGGTATGCTGTCAAAGCGCACCGTCAGTACGATTTTTACAAACTGAGATTCTGAAACTTTTTCCCCCGATCCGCTCACACCCGCCATTCCAGTAAACTTCCGCGTTTCCAGCACTAAATACACTACAAAACATTGCCTTTTACCCAATAACAACAAGAAGAGGAGGCAAAATGGCAAAAATAACAGATTTATCCAGCTTGGAAAACGCCCCCAAAACACTTGAAACCAACAAGATTATTCGCAGGTTTTACAAGGATTTAATGGCATTCGCCGAGCAACAAAACAAAGCTACTGAAGCCGATAAGCTAGCAGCGATGATGATTGCTGACATGTTTTTCATCTACAAAAAGAAGCACAACTGGCTTTGTTCAATCCAGAAACAGGAGAGCCGGAAGTCGTCATTCAACAAATCGGTGACAAAGGCCAAGTAAGACGAATACCGAATCCAGCTATCAAGGTAATGGACGATACGCACAAACGCATCATGGATGGCCTTCGTGACTTTGGCATGACGCCTAAATCACGCAAGCAAGTCGAACAGCTAGAAGAACACACCGAATCGGAGTTGTTGAAGTTCTTGAAAGGGGAGTGATATGCCTCCTGACAAGTACAGATACCCGAGGCTCAAGGAGCAAGAGCAGTCGTCTAAATGGGTTCATAAATACTGTTACCAAGTCTTGTCCGGTGAGATCGTAGCGAACAAATGGATCAAGCTAGCTGCTGAAAGACACTTTAATGACCTAAAACGAGCCAAATCCAAAGACTTTAAATACGAATTCAATGCTAAGCGTGCTCAACGTGCCATCGACTTCTACCAGTTCATCAAACATACAAAAGGGGAACTCGCAGGAACACCCATGAAACTAATGCCGTGGCAAGAGTTCATAGTTGGCTCCATATTCGGCTGGGTTACAAAGCAGAAGGATAAGGTTACTAAGAAACAAACACGCCGATTCAGAACCGCAGAAGTATTCGTTGCCCGTAAGAATGGTAAATCAACGTTGGCATCTGGTATCGGTCTCTATGCAATGCTGGCTGATGGTGAACAGGGTGCCGAAGTCTATTCAGCCGCAACGACACGTGACCAAGCCCGAATTGTCTTTGATGATGCCAAGCACATGTTGGTGAACAGTGATCTAAAGGAAGTCGCTAAAGCTTATCAGGCGGAGCTATACAGCCAAGAGCTAAACGCCAAGTTCAGACCGTTATCCAGTGATGCTAACAACCTCGACGGTCTCAATGTCCATTGTGCGCTGATAGACGAGATACACGCTCATAAAACACGTGAAGTCTATGACGTTATCGAAACAGCGACAGGTGCAAGAACACAACCGCTTATTTTCGTCATATCGACAGCGGGTTTTATCTTGGATGGAATCGCGACTGAGCTATGGAAATACGGCGAAGAAATTCTGGAAGGTATACGAACCGATGACACGTTCTTCGCGGCACTTTACACCATGGATACCGGAGATGACTTCACTGATCCTGATAACTGGCTTAAGGCTAATCCGTGTCTTGGTGTTTCAAAGAAATACGAGGATATGGAACGTCTTTGCAACAAAGCACAGGCAATGGTGTCAGCGCGTGGTAACTACCTCACCAAACACTGCAATATCTTCGTTAACTCAAGCGATGCATGGTTGGATATCCAAGAAGTACAAAAGTGCAAAGCAGACATCAACCTGACTGATTACATAGGGCGTGAATGCTATATCGGACTAGACCTTGCCCAGAAGCTGGACTTAACAGCAATGAGCCTGATTTTCCCGCGTGATGACGGTGGTATCGACGTATTCTTCAGGCACTACTTACCGGAAGACGCATTACTAAGCACCTCAGACAGACAACGGATGCTATATCAAAAATGGTCGCAAGATGACTACCTTGAACTAACGGAAGGTATTGCTACGGATTATCGCGTTATCAAAGACGATTTACGGCAGTTTTGCGAGCAGTTTGATGTTCAGTCGATTGGTTACGATCCCTATTCAGCAACACAACTGAGCTTTGAGCTATCAGACGAAGGCTTACCGATGGTGTCAGTGCCGCAGAACATCAAGAATCTGAGCGAGCCAAGCAAAGAGTTTGAACAGCTAATGATGACGCAGAACATTCGGTATAACGGTGACCGTGTTTTCGAATACTGTTGTGCTAATGCGCATATCTATGTTGATGCCAATGAGAACATCAAGCCCATCAAAGAAAACAAAATGTCTAACCAGAAAATAGACTCGGTTGTCGCCTGTATTACGGGCCTCAGTTTATGCGTATTGAAAGAGCCGGAGGAAAAATCGGTATATGAGACCAGAGAATTGATCTGGCTATAAATACAAAGAAAACAATAACAAGAGTCAGCTACAGCTGACCATAGAAAGGATTCCAACATGATTTTAGATCACCAAGGAAATCCGCTCAGTTCAGAAAAATCATTCAGTAACTACAACTACGATTTCAGCTTCATGCATTCCGGCTTTCACGTTGCTGGTGTTGATGTGTCTCCCCTTAAAGCCTATCAACACGGCATCGTTTATAGCTGCATCCGCGTGTTAGCGGAAAGTATTGGTCAACTGCCAGTACGCCTCTACAAACGTACGGAGAGCGGCAGAGAGCGCGTTCTAAGCCACAGAATGTTATCGGTATTAACTAAAATGCCAAACGACTACATGACGTGGCAAGAGCTGCTGGAAATGATTGTTACTCATCTGAACCTTGACGGTAACTTTTATGCTTACGTGAACAAAAACAGAAACGGCAAGATTGTAGAGATCATTCCGATCCCCACGCCCAGTTCAGTCAGCATTTTGATGCAAAAAGGCACTATCAAATACCAAGTCGCACCGGATACGGTGATCAAACTGCCTAAATCAACGTTCAGTGCCAATGAAATCCTGCATATCAAAGGCAGTAGCATTGATGGTTTACGTGGTATTACGCCAATTCAGAACGCTGCGAAAACAGTTGGTTTATCACTAGCGGCAGAAAAACATGGTGAGGAGTTTTTCAATAACTCAGCCACACCGAATGGTTATCTCACGACTGATGGAAAGCTATCAGCCGAAGCGATTGAACGCTTACGTGAAAACTGGGCTCAGAACTTCCAAGGTTTAAGGAACAGCAGCAAGACAGCCGTCTTTGAAGAAGGGATGGAATACAAGCCTATTGCGATTTCACATCGAGACAGTCAGTTCCTTGAAACACGCGAGTTCCAGAAAAAGGAAATCTGCTCAATCTTCCGTGTGCCTACGTCAATGGTGGGCGTTGGTGAGCAGAAATACAGCAACTACGAACAAGCAGTACTGAGTTTTCACCGTGACACGCTCATGCCGTTAATTACACGAATTGTCAGTCGCTTAAACGCGATGCTACCGGATGACTTGGAAGTACAGCTAGACGATACACAGATCTTACGTGGTGATAGCAAAACTCAAGCGGATGTCATCGATAAGCACTTCAAAAACGGCTTACTCAGTATCAATGAAGCACGTGAACAGCTTGGTTTAGATGCTATTGCTGGTGGCGATGTCAGAGCCATCGTAACGAACAATATCACATTGGGTAACCTGACTGATTTGGACAAGCGACAAACAACACAACAACCGACCTCAAATAACAATAACGAACAACTAGAACCTGAGTCTGGTGAAGAAAACGAGGACTTACTATGACGTTGAAACACAAACAGATGTCCTTCGACATCAAGTCATTCGATGCCGATACAGGCTGTTTCGAAGGTTATGCAAACGTCTTTGATTTCAGAGATTACGCTGGCGACATTACACAGCCAGGTGCTTTTACTAAATCACTTAAGCTGCATAAAGATAAAAACTCAATGCCAGCACTACTGTGGCAACACAAAATGGATCAGCCAATTGGTGTTTGGACAGAGATGTATGAAGACGAACACGGGCTATATGCTAAGGGTCAACTAGCGCTAGGCGTACAGCAAGCCGATGAAGCTTACATTTTAATGAAGATGGGAGCGTTAAGTGGCTTATCAATCGGGTATATCACAACCAAAGAGCACTATGATCGTGAGCAGAAAGCGAACTTGCTGCAAGAGCTTACGCTGCTTGAAACCTCATTGGTCACCATGCCGTGCTCAGATATCAGCCGTGTAGAAGTCGTGAAATCCAGATTGGAGCAGGAAGAGTTGCCGACTGAACGTGAAATGGAAAAAGCACTGCGTGAACTTGGTTTGTCTCGTAAGCAATCCAAAGCATTTTTAGCTGAGGGCTATAAATCACTGGCTGCGAATGACGACGAGATTAAAGCGCCAGTGATTGAACTAAATAACACTGTAAGTACAAAAGAAGCAAGTGAACTATTAGACCTAATAAATAAACTTGCATAAATAAGTATGCCGACCGTGGCAACCAATAATAAAAATAAAGAAACGGATTCAACTCAAATGTCGATTCTTTTAGCGGGATGCTAATCAATCAAATATATCCGAATAGCGTGATGCTAGCTCGGCATGTATTCACACATACCTAAACGATCCTTTCTTTCTATTTCCAACTAATAACAAAAATAAAGGAATGTAGATGGATTTTACAGAACTAAAAGAAGCTGTCGAAGCGATCGCACAGAAAAAAGAGGCTACCGCTGAAGAATTGGCAGAAGTAAAAGGCCAACTGGATGAGTTTGTAAATAAATCAGCACTGCAAGAATTAGCAACAAAAAATGCTGATCTTGCAAACACAGTTGAAGAACTAAAAGAACAAATCGCCGACATGGAAGTAAAGGGACACTATTCAATGAATGCTCAAACATACTCTTTTGACCTTAATTCTGAGGTTAAATCATTAGCACTTGCTAACCCACAGGCTGATATATTATCGAAAGCAAACAACGAAGGGCTGATGCGTACCGATACGGAATCCGCAGGTATCACCATTCGCACGCAGTACGAACAAGGCATTATCAAGCCACTTAAAGAGCGTTCAGCGTTCTTGTCTCGTATTGGCTCACGTGCTGTGCCAAACGAAGACTTCAAACGTCTGGTCAAAATCAAAGATGCTGATTTCCGTTGGGGCGGTGAAAACACGGCTAACGGCACTATCGCGAATACAGGTGTTCAAGGCTACGCAGAAGTCACCGGAACATACGGTAAAGCCGAAGCTTACCCATTCATTACCGATGAAATGCTGCATGACAGCGAGTTTAATCTTGTTGCTGAACTATCCGATTCAGTACTGGATGAAATTGCAGACGGCATCGCACTGGCGGCACTAAAAGGTGACGGTAATAAGAAGCCAAAAGGGCTAATGGCACATACTACTGGTGCAGCTCATGAGAAGTTTGAAGTTCTTGAAGTGGGTGCAACGGGCAAGCTAGGCGCAAACACTGCCGCAGCCATTAAAGCACTACGCAGCATTGTTCGAGCGCTTAAACCTGGCTACCGCGCTAACGCCGTGTGGATGATGAACGAAGAGCAGCGCGACATTCTGGCTGGCTTTACTTACGCGGATGGTAAATCAATCATCAACGAAGACATTACCGAAATGCCAGAAGGCCGTTTGCTAGGCAAAGAAATCGTCATCGATCCAAACATGGCAGTGGGTGAGATGGTATTTGGTGACCTGAATCGTGGCTTTACCTTGCTGAACGTTCAAGGCATGAAAGTACTACCTAACCCATATGTGGCGCCGGGCAACACGCAGTTCTACCACGCCATTCGCGTCGGTACGATTGTAAACGATGTTCAGGCAGTGAAAATCGTAAAGATCAAAGCGTAATCCATCAGACATTTTGTCCCTTGCTAGACACGTGAGGGCATTTTGTCGTGTAAACAAGGAGAGAACATGATTACTCATATCGAATGTATCCAGAATGAATCTCCTGTTGATTTGCCTGAAGTGAAACAGCATTTACGCATTGAAGAAGACTTTGATGATGTATATCTGGCAAAGCTTATTGAAGCGGCTATCGCCTATGTTGAAACAAAGCTGAACCGTAAGATCCGCAGACACCTAGCCACATACTTCATCAAGGAAGTACATGGGGCTGTTTTACTGCCTTACGGTGAAACTAATGTCGCTAAAGTAACAATAGACGAGAAACCGCTAGCAGCACCAACGGATTACGTGCAAGGTTGTGGCCGTGTTGTATTTCAGACCAAGCACCAGAACGTCACGGTGACGTTTGAATGTGGCTATACCAACGAAAGCTGTCCGGCAGACATCAAGCACGCCTTGTTATTACTTGTCGGGACGCTGTACGAGCAGCGAATGGACATCAGTGTCGGTATTCAGACATACAAAGCGTATTTCAGCTCTGAACATCTGCTACAACCCCATAAGCTGTATTAAGCAGGAGGTCATATGGTCAACTTCGGACGAATGAACCATCGCGTGACCTTCGTTAAACAAACAGAAGAACGCAACGAGTTCAACGAGATAGAGCGAACTTATACGGATACAATGACCCGCTATGCTCAGGTCACCAACAAAAGCTATTCTACTACAAAAGACAAAGCGCCTATCGCTCAGAAAGTCATTGAAATCAGGACAAGATACACCAGTAAAATTACCGATGATCTGTATGTTAAATGGCAGCAAGAGCTGTACGAGATAGATTCCGTCGTGGACTTTGACCACAGTAAAACGTCACTAATGATAGTCGCTGTCGTGCGAGGTAAAGCTGATGATTAGTACCAGCATGGAAGGCTTTCAGGACGCTAACGATATGCTGGCTGACTTACAAAGTATCTTAGGTAAAAAAGCCACAAGAGCAGCCGCCAAACAAGCAATGACACCGGTATTGCATGAAATACAGCAAACGGCTCCCTATGACGCTTTAACCGATGATGGCATTCACTTACGTGAGCATTTCAAATTAAGCGTAACGGGCAGAACAGCAAGAGACAGACGCAAAGATAACACGACGTTTCTTAGAGCACGCGTTCAGACATCAAGCAAAGACGTTGAGCGATATGCCGCTCTGGTTGAGTTCGGCAGGCATGAGTTTACAACGGTGAAAACTAACGCTTATGGCATCCCCACCAGCCCATTTAGTGTCACGGTTAAGCCAACAGCCGCTAATCCATTCATGCGACCTGCTATGAACAAGCATCAAGATAATGTCGTCGATACCTTTACGACAGGCATCATTAATGAAGCGAATAACATCGCACAAAACAGAAACAGGACGGCTAGATCAAAGATCAAAGTAAAGGAGCGCAAAGCGAAAAAGGCACTTGAATGATTGAGATATTACTTGCTAATAAGCTCAATGACATAACGACAAACAATTACCCTATAAAGTTACCTGAAAAAGCGATTAAGCCCGCTCTCGTTTATACAGCAATAAATAAAAATAAGCATAAGCACTTAGATAAAAGTAAGCATTATACATTGACGTTTCAAGTTAATGTGTTTGCAGATTCGTATAAACAAGCAAAGTTATTACAACAGCAGGTGGAAGATGTTTTTGATGAGTGCAATGCAGTAGAAACCATAAATAAACAGGAATACACACTGCAAAGTTATGTCGTCAATGTCATTGACTTATTCAGTCTAAATACAAATCAAATAGCCATAGATATTCAAGTCGAATATATGATTGGCTGAACAACTCTAATAACAATAATAAAAGAGGTTACAACCTATGGCTTTTAAACTTTCTAAAGGCACAGTCGTGCATTACGACTTAACTGGCTGGGGCAAAGCTGCAGATGAAGTCACTAACAAGTTCGAAGGCGTCAACAGCTTCAGTGGCGTCACTGTGTCACGTGAATCTATCTCCGAAATCGACCTAGAAACAGGTGATCAGGTAAAAGCCGCTGGTAACACATCAGTAGATGCACTTGAGATCAGTGTCCGTATTCCAGATGGCGACACGCTGTTTGAAACCTTCTATGCAGCAATGGACGGTGATAACCAGCAGACACTCAAGGCCGTTATCGCAGGGAAAACATTCCTGTTTAACACAGTGATCACCAACGTGGGCTTACCTGTTGAGGAATCGGGTTTCATGCACACTACTATCAGTTTTGAAGTGTCTGGCAAGCCTACGCTAGTTAAAGCTTAAGCCATTTTTCTTTTGGCTGGCGATAACCTCAAAAGCCAACTTCTTCGTCTCTATAACAATAATTACAAAGGACAACCCAATGAGCCTACCGGCACGTATCCAGAAAAAGCTTACGCAGAACTTATATGAGCTTTATTTTGAAGAATTCGATGAAAAGATTTACTTAGCGCCGTTGACTGTAGAGCAGCGCAGCAAAGTACAAAAGCAGAAAGACGAAACCAAAAGCCAGATCTTAGCCTTCACTCTTTGTGCATTTGATGCAGAGGGAAAGCCAGCAGCGACGGAAGCAGAAGCCAAGGCACTGCCAGATTCGATAGTCGGTATAAGTACCGCCATTATCATGCTGCTTACACAAGGCGCGAAACACGACACCATTGATAAGTTCGTTGCCAGCTATAACGCTGAGATCAACCCAGACATTCCAAATATTGATGAGGAAGAGCTGAACCCAAACCAGTAAAGGAGCTGTTCAGAAATAAGGAACTACTGGCACAGCTCCAGATATGTGACCGCTTTGGGTACACCCTCGAACAAGTAAGAGACTTTTCTTACTCAGACTTCAAGTTATATCAAGCCTACATCCAAAAAGAGCCAGCAGGTGCAAGAGCACAAGCTTACTACTTCGGTCAGCTCATGGCGCTCATCGCCAACGTCAACGGAACAAGTAAGAAAACAGAGCCGTTCAAGGTTACTGATTTTGTGCCGTGGGCAGATCAAACCATACCGGATGATTACCTAACTGAAACTGAACTCGAAGCCAAAGAGAACGAAGAAGAGCAGAAAGCAATAGACGCTTTGATGAGCGCAATCACTTAACACCAGCCTCGCTAATGCGGGGCTTTTTTATACCCAAACCCGAATAACAAAAATAATAAAAGGGGTACTTATGGCAAAAATAAGAGCCGCTAAAGTGACGGTCGATCTTGAAGCGAGGTCGGCCAAGTTCACAGAGGCACTTGATAGAGCACAACGACAAGCCGCCACCTCAAGTAACGCGATTAACCGTAGTTTAGGCAGACTTGAACAAGCATCTAAGCGTTTTGAAAAGAACATGACTGATGCTTTGTGGCGTCCGTTTCATGGCTTTAAACGTGCAACCGCGCCATTCAAACTCGCTATCAGGCAGATCAAAAACATAGTCAGCAACTCAATCCGACCATTTAAAAGCTTAGCGCGTTATATCAGTGGGCCATTTGTAAGTGCCTTTAAGCGTGCAAAGAATGGCTTACGCACATTTGCCTTATCTGTAACGGGCGCTGTTGCTGGCTTTACTGCTTTAACCGTGGCTTTCAGTAAGCAAAGCCTAGAAATGCGTCGCTGGGCGAACATGCTTGGTATTGGCTACGCAGAGCTTAATGAACTTCAATACGCCGCTGCGCAATTTGGTATTTCTAACGAGCAGTTAGCAGACGGTATGAAAGATCTAACTGCAAAGATCGAAGACGCAGCATATGCAGGCTCAGGCGCACTGTTACCGTTCTTTACTGCTATCAACCAAGAAGCTACTGAATGGCAGAACTTATCACCAACCGAGCAATTGATCCGCTTTAGTGAAGAACTATCAAAAATGGATTACAACACTGCGCTGTATTGGGCTGATGAAGTTAACGGTGTAATGGCAGAAATGACGCCGTTACTGCACAAAGGCGCTGAATACTTTCAAAGTATGCGTGAAGAAGCGCAGGCCTTTGGAGCAAGCATTGACGGTGTTGACCAGATAAAACAAATCCAGTCTGTGTTTACTCGTATTCAGTACACGATGCGAAACTTCTTTACGGGTGTCGGTGCAAACTTAGCGCCGATTATCTTGAACGCGTTTGACTCCGCTATCGTGCGATTCCGCGCGTATATTGCACAGCTCGGTGACGGTAATGAAGCAATGGGTTTCAAGCGCTTCGTTAACAACTTCACACTGGATGTCATTGACGCAACCGTCGCAATGTTTCGCGGCGTGGATACAGTCATTAACTCAATTAGCTCGGCATTTGACTCAGTAACGGATTTCTTAAACAAGCTACGCGATTTGCCAACATTTGGTGGTAAACATCAGCTGACTTCACGTGCGCAAACATTACTGACTGATGGTCAGCAAAGCTATATTGATAACCGAGGTCGCTCTTACAACAACGCACGCCGATATGAACGCTTACGTGATGAAGAGCAAGCTAAGTTAGACCAAATAGATAGTGGCCGTAACCTGTTCGGCACCATTACGGATCGTGAAGCGGCGCGCAGCTATGACCACCAAAAAGCCAATGTTCAAACATACAAGTCAATGCTTCAACAGCTTGCCGTCAATGAGGGTATCAACGGAATATTGGCTAATGGCGATAACATTTCATCAGCCGTTTTGGACAAGTACAACGAAGCCGTTGATAAAGCGAACACGGTCGCTAGTGAGCTAAACGATACAGCTAGCGCAACACAATCCATTCAAGAGTTTTTCCTGACTCAGCGTGATGCGATTGCTGACAGCAATAACGTAACCGAAGTATCAAAAACACCGGAACAACAAGCGCAAGAGCAACGTGCAGAGAGCGTCAGAGCCGCACGTAGCCGCGCAGACAATGGGTTTAGGGCAAGCACACAGGACTTTGGTTTCAAGGGGTTAGAGCTTGGCTTAGACGCTTATAAAGCGGCGGAGCAGCGCTTTATCCAAATACAGCAAGACAGCAAAACCACCGAAGCCAATATCGAGCAACGAGCTGCGGAGCAGCGTGTATTGATTAACGCTGGTGCTGATCGTGATATCGCTATTGAACGCTCACGTGTCTATGACGCAAATAACAACCTGTTAGCGAGTGCAACTGACCAACAAGTCCAAGCGGTTCAACAAGCCATCGCTCATATCAATGCAGAGCGCGAAACCGCTTTAGCAGGTATTGACGTAGATACAGATAATAAGCGCCAAGCAGTACTGGATAAAGAGCGAGTATTTCAAAATCAGTTACTGGGTGTCAGACGACAGTTCGGGCTTGATATCAGTGATGAACAGGAGCTTGAAGACCAAGCGGAACTAACAAAGCTGACATCTTACTACGATCAGCGTTTAGCGAACTTAGAAGCGGCTTACAGCAAAGAGTCAGAGCTATACAGACACTTACAGCAGGAAAAAGCGGCGGCATTAGAAGAACTACTTACTAAACAACAAGAGCAGCAAGAAGCTGAGCAGTTCGCGGGTAATGGTTTCTTCGATATGTTCAATCGTTTAACGGAAACAAAAGCCAATGCTTACGCGCAGCAAGAGTCAATGACCAAGGGTTATACCAATGCTGACATTGCCGCCGCAGCAGATAGTGAAGATCAAAAGCAGGATATCATGAAAGCGAGTGGTAATCAGCTATTAGCGGAAGGTGCCAAGCAGAACAAGAAACTATTCCAGTTGAACAAGTCGATGAAGATAGCCGATGCGTTGATGTCAACTTATAAAGGAATGGCTGCTGCAATGGAGTGGGGGATGCCGATGGGGCCCGTATTTGCTGCAATGGTTGGTGCTCAAGGCTTTTTGCAGGTAAACGCTATCCGTCAGATGCAATGGAGTGGTCAGGCTCACGATGGTATCGATTATGTGCCAAATACGGGTACATGGAACTTAGAAACAGGAGAACGCGTCGTTGATAAGCGCACTAACGCGGACTTAAAGCGATATCTGTACGACAATAACCGTAACTCACTACAACATACGGCAAGCGTGACTGTAGATGCTGGTGTAATAGTAAACGGTAACGTAACAAATGAAAGTTGGTTCAGAGAGCAATTAGCTCTGCACCGTGAAGATCTGGCTTACAACCTGCGTCAGGCTTCTGCATCTGGTTACTTCTAGACTCAAATGGCTCGCTTATGGTGCGTCTCTTAAGGAAGTGGACTCGGCTTTTTGCTTGTGGGTTCTCATAAAATACATCTCGAGCAATAGGCTAAGTATTAATTGTTATATGCAACCGTGAGTGGTGTGATAGCATTGACACAATAAGTATTTAATTAAAAAGTAAAATTTTTTATGAGGTAGGGGCTTGGAAGTTGAAGAATTAGAAATAAAGGACGTTGACTTAAGTCGTAATCAGCTAACAGCACTAAACTATCAGACGGGTACTTATGTATCACCGTTAGACCGCTTAAGAATTATGGATGATGGGACGTGGGAGGATTTCACACTAGAACTAGTGAGTTATTGGAAGACTCAATACAACAAGGTCGTTCGTTGTGGCGGTGGTGGTGATCTAGGGCGAGATATAATTGCATATAATGGTTCTCAATGGGAAAACTTCCAATGCAAACACTATGCCAAAAAGCTGAGTATAACTGATGCGGTATTAGAAATTGGTAAGGTTTTGTACTACAGCTTTCGAGGTGATTATTCATGGCCAGAGAAGTTCTATTTTGTATCACCCCAAGGGAACAGCAATGATTTGCTCAAAATGCTACAATCACCTGAGCAAATCAAGAAAGAACTAATTGAACGTTGGGATAAGACCTGTAAAACAAAGATCACCACGAAATATCATATTCCACTGGAAAGTGACTTTAAAGACTATGTTCTTGGGGCGGACTTTGGGATTTTTGATGACCTTCCTCCTATGATGCTTATAGAGCTTCATTCTAAAACCCCGTTTTATGATGCACGTTTTGGACATACTACTCGAGTTAGACCTAGGGCACCGAAAGCACCTTCTACGATTGAATGTCAGGAAAAACGGTATTTGAACGAATTGATGAAAGCTTTTTCTGATGTTTCGGGGAAAGAGATTGATTTTTCGAATGTCGCTGACGACTTTGACCACGAAGTAGAGTTTCGTAGCGCTAGAAATAATTACTTTTCGGCAGACGCGCTAGATAAGTTCTCTCGTGATTGGCTGCCGGATGGCTTTGATGATTTGAAGGATGAATGTTATGAAGCAATATCACCCACATTCAAACAGAGTCATAATGATGGTTACGATAAATATTTAAAAACTTCTGAGGCGGCTGTAATTGTTAATTATACCTCGCATCCGCTAGTGCACTATATAAAAACCCAAGACAAAAAAGGGTTATGCCATCACTTAGTAAATGACGGAATGATCCGATGGGTTAAAAAATGAAGAATTCAATAACAATTTATAATACTCCTATAGAGGTTGGCTCTAGGATTGCGATGATACTGAACTGTCTCGATGACAAAAGCCTAGATTTGGACCAACTTGCATTTTTAGATTTTGTGTTAATTTACTCTGAGGTATTTCAGGGGCCAAGCAATCTTCACCCTGTAGTACCAAACTATTTAGCAGAACTTCCACATAAAAGAGCAACGTTACATGAATCGCTAGAACTCTTTATAAGTCGAGGGTTAATAGATAAGTTATACAGTAAGGAAGGTATTTTTTATAAGGCCAATGATTTAACCCTTGAGTTCGTTTCCTGCCTAAAGTCGAAGTATTATAAAATGGCATGGTCAAATTTAATTTGGATTGAAAGTAATTACATTGAACTTATAAAGAAATATGATTGCGAAATAAACAGTATTCGAGTAAACAATGATTATTAAAAAAATAGAGTTAATTGGTGATAATAAACCCACAGCGCTGTTGGAATTTGGAAAAGGACTTAACGTAATAGTAGGTCCTTCTAACACAGGTAAGTCATATGTTATTCAGTGTTTAAAGTATGTGTTTGGGGCTACAAAAAAGCCTAAAAGCATTAAGCAATCAAAAGGCTATACCGATGTTAAGGTTACATTAGAAGATGACAATAAATTTACCATAATAACTCGAAACCTAAAAGATGGTAAGACAGTTAACATTGAAGAAATTGACGAAAATAAAGTAAGAACGTCTGATGATTTTAAAATAACGCATGCAAAAGGACTTGGAAACCTATCAAATTATTTTCTTAATAAGTTTGGTCTTAACGACAAAATAATTCTAAAGGGCAAAGAAAAACTGACTAATGCGTCAATGAGCTTACGTGTGCTCGAGCAAGTGTTAATAATGGACGAGGCACGAATTGTTGGCGAGCATTCTCCTCTTGGTAGCGGTGATAAAGGAGATAAGACTATCGAAGCTTCGTTCCTTAGAACATTACTTACTAATCAGGACGATTCGTCTGTTAAATTGTTAATCCCAAAAGTGAAAGAGTTCGATAGGAATAAAAGGAAAATAGAAGATTTGAATGGAATCATCGAAACCATTTACCCCTATGATACTGATTCTCTGTTAGTTGAAAAAAGTTCATTGGAAAATAATGTTAATGATCTGGAGTTAAAATACTTATCTGTTAATGAAAAAATTTCAGATTATTTTTCATCAAGTAAAAAACAGCTAGAAATCAAAGAGAAAATCACTATGGATATTGAGCGTGTATCCAATAGAATTAAAGAAGATTATATTTTGAAATCTCGATTCTCTTTGTTGATAGATAAATATGTTTCAGATAAAAATCGATTGGCCGCTATTAACGAATCGACGCGACAATTTCAAAATTATAGTTATGTGGCATGTCCAACATGCGAAAGAATTTTCTCTGATGATCAAACTCCTGATAATGAAAAAATGATGGCGGTACTTGATAGTACATTTGCCGAGATAGAAAAAATAGATGATAAAATTCGAGAGATTAAAAAATCAATTGTTGATATAGAGTCTAGTATATCAAGAAATAAATTAGATTTGGATGAATTTAATGAAGAGTTGAAAGCTATTGAAACAAAGCATAAGCATGAAAATCTTTACTTTGATATGCAAGACTTCAACCTAATTCATGCAGAGATAATTAATAAAAGAAAACAGCTATATAAGATTGAACACAAAATTAATGAAAAATCTAGGATTTCAGAAGAGATCGAATCTTTAACATCGAAAAATGATGACCTCAATGTAGAGTATGTTCAACCCGGTTATTTATCTGAACAAAAGAGCTTCTCCAAAAAGGTTGAAAACATTTTGAAGCGATGGGGATTTCCGGAATATAAGCCTACAACCTATGACGAGACAACTCGAGACTTGGTAATTGGGGACAGCCCTAGGTCGGATTTTGGCAAAGGGTATAGAGCTATAAGTTGTTCCGCATACATAATTGGCTTAATGGAGTCAATGGAAGAAAGACATCCTGGGTTTGTGGTTTTAGACTCACCGATAACGACGTTCAAAGATGCAGATAAAGATGCAGGTGAAGAAATGGATCCTGATGATGAGGTTTCGGAAGACGTCATTTATGCATTTTATAGAGACCTTTGTGATTCGTACTTGGATAAACAAGTGATCGTGTTTGAAAACAGAGAGCCGGATCCTTCACTAATCGATAAAATGAGATATCAGCAATTTACTAGGAAAAAAAGTGCTGGACGCTACGGATTTTTTCCTGTGTAAACATCGATAGCAGTATTGTAAATTCAAACATTATTTAGATGAAGATACAAAGAATTGGCTCCCGAGGCTAATCTCGGGGCCAATGAAGAACAGGAGTAGTAGAATTGATTACTTTTGGCAGTACAAAGGCAAATGTGCAACATATAAGTTAACTCTCGGTCGCTAGTCCTTTCTGAGCACTACGCTGGAGGTACTGACGATAAATTACACCTCGCCCAAACAATCACAAGATCTCTGTTCGTTTTTCATAAATACCCGTACGTCCATAACAACAAAACAAAGGGCATACAATGAAACAGTTACCGATTGGTGACGGTATTACTATCAGTGACTACGAGCTGAAATCCAACAAACCTAATATCGTCACAACATCCCACAATGAAAAAGTCGATGCTTTATATCGAAACATCCAGTACTACAGCGGCAAAATCACACTGTTTGCCAGACACAAAATAGCAAAACGCAAGTTAGAAGCCTTTCTCGAATCACTTGACGGGCAGCAAGAAACCTTTGAACTGTACATCCCTGATATCAACAACAGCCTACAACACGTATCCGGTGTACCAGCACTCAGAGCTGAATATCCAGCAGGTACAAGCCGAATCAGCTTTGATGGTTACAGCGGCCGCATATCAGCAGGTGATTACTTTCGTTTAAGCAACGACAACAAGCTCTACAGGGCGTTAGAAGACGCAACCAGTAATCAGTCTTTCACTATCTCTCCGAGCCTGAGAAAAGCGCACAGAGCGCGAGACAAAGGGATTTTTAGTGGCTTTGGACTGGTGGTACGTCTTGAGCAAAACAACTTCACGATTACTGCAGAAAAAGGCAGCACACAAGCCATGAAAGTGACGCTGAAGTTTAAGGAGGCGTTGTAATGGGGTCAAAAAGCAAAAAAGGAAAAGATAAGAACTACATGAACATGCAGAGCTATCGCAATGCTCCGTATGTAAAAACCAATGTAGCACTAGCCAAGAGTATTGAAGTTGGCTCTCTTGTAGAAGTAACCGAGCAGGAAGCATTGAGATACGGTGGCGGTATTCCTGCTACTTGCATAGACGTGTATTTCGACGATATGCCACCTTTGCGCCTGACTGATAACGCACTGGACATCACGCATGACACGAAGACGTACAGAGCAACGCCGGACTTACAGAATGTGGATGCGCACAAGCAAACCAACCAAATTAACAGCAGCGGTGGTCGCGTTCGTTTATCGGCTATCGATGACACCTTTATTCAGCTAATCCAAGCCAAAAAGACCACACGAGCACGCGTAACCATCAGCATTGCAATGATGGACAAAAACAATAAGTGTCTTGCGATGTTTATTGAGCACAGAGGCTTTATCAAAGTGCCGAGTGTGAGTTTTGAACCGAAAACAGGACAATACGAAATCGAGTTCGAAACGACGAACTTCTTCGAAATGCTAGACCAAATCCCCGGTACTAAACCAGCTGATGCCGTTCAACAAAGCATATGGCCCGGTGATACCGCATTTACTCATACAACAGTTGATGAGGATGAAAAATGGAAGGTGAAAAACTAATGAGCGGTTTACAACACGAAGTCGCTCTTATCGAACTGGTTGATGAACTTGTCCACCGGCCATTCGTCATAGGTCAAACCGATTGCAACATGGTGGCTTTGAAGGTTCTTAAACACTTGGCAGATATTGATTGGTATGACCGTTTATACAATCGCTATAAAACCTACGCTGGTGGTGCTCGCGTTGCTAAAAAAGAGACGGGCTACAGTAATATCTTGGATGCTTTTGGTGAACTTGATTGCTTGGAGCAAATACCACTAGAGCGTGCGACAGTTGGTGACATCATCGTTATCAAAGAAAAGCACTTCAGCAGTTGCCTTATCCATCTAGGCCAGCAGGTACTAATGGCAAGCCACATCACGAACAAAATCGAACTCGGTCACGTTGACTATGACGAGATAAAAGCACAAGTGCACAAAGTATATCGGGTTAAATAAACAACAGAACAAACAAAACAACTCCACCAAAAATAATAATAAAGGAGTCCAGAATGCCTCAAGCTATTCCATTTGCGATAGCCATGGTTGCTGGTGCTGTCATTGCGGCTTCAATGGCACCATCGCTAGCAACATCCGACTACGCAACAAAACTAAACTCATCAGGCTCACAGACAGAGATACCTGTCATATATGGTGAAACGGGTGGTGTAGGCGCACACCGTATTTTCAAAGAAATTGTGTCTACGAGTGATGGTAACGACACCGCGACCTTCATCTACACATTAGGTGAAGGGGAAATCCATGCGATCAACCAGATCTATATTGATGATCTTCCACTGTTTGCCACAGAGAAAGACTACAAAAATGGCACTATAGGTGCAGGTGATATCAGTCATCATTTCCGTCAGCACGTACAGCTTCAAATCAGTACCGGTTCTGAAACCAGTCCGTTTTTCTTCTCTATGGCTAAAGAGAATAGTGATGGTCGTTGGACGGATACAGACAAGCTGTATGGACGTGCTGCCATCTGCTTAAAAGTGAAGTTAGATCCGTGGAAAGGTCGTATAAAGAATGACGGTTTCAAACTATCAGCAAAAGTGAAAGGTAAGCTGATTAAAGACTTACGCTATGAGTCACAGCCAGTTGGTTTTCAGCACACAAAGCCTTTCGGACGGAACCCAGCGCTGGTGGTGTATGACTATCTGACAAATACTCGTTACGGCTGTGGAATCGATGTGCTTGATATTGACGAGCAGTCGTTTATTCAAGCCGCTAACTGGTGTGATGCTCATAATTTGTATTGTGATGGTGTGGTTAATCAGAAGCAGTCCTATAAGAAAAATCTGGATGCTTTGCTATCTGCTTTTTGTGGTTTCCTGATTGATTTTAATGGCACCATTTTCTGTGTAACCGATCAGCCAGCTGCAAGCACATTCACGTTTAATGCTGATAACGTAGTGGGTAAAACCAAGATCCAATATCAAGCAGTCGAGAAGTATTTCAACAAGCTTGAGACGACATGGTTTGACCCAAGCAAATCATACAATCAAGACACCGTTTGTTATCCACCACGTGACGATGATCCTAGTATCGTTGCTGACGGTAAAGTGATTACACAACGCCTAGAGCTTCCGTTTACCAAGACAAAAGCAGCACTGGATTTACTGTCTTCGAAAGAAGTTATGAAGTCCAAATACAGTGACGTTATTGAATTCACCGGAAACATTGACGGGTTCTTATGCTCTGTATTTGACGTTATTACTGTTGATTTGCCAGAGCAGCGCATAAACAACCGTAAGTTCCGTATCATTGAGATCAAGCGAAACCATAACGGTAACTCGGCTGGTACAGTTAACATCAAAGCCGTTGAATACAATAGCAATGTTTATTCTGAAAACTGGCAAGGTATCAGCCGTAGTGTTCGTTCATTTGATCGCACCCTAAAACCAGCAACTGATTTGAAGTTCCAGTTTGTTGAAGCTGGCGATAGCTTCACTGGTTTGCTTACTTGGGGTCATAGAGACGCACGAGCACGACAGTTTCACATATTTTATAAACTCAGTGAGCAAGCAGACGAAGGGTTTACGTACTATGACACAGTGACACAAAAGCAGTGTGTGGTCACCGGACTCAACAGCAACAAATATGATTTTGAAGTGTTAGCGGCTGACTTATTCGGTATCAGCTCGGAAAGTACATTTGTGCGTGATATAGATTTACGTGACGACACTATTTTCCCAACAATAACCGGACTAAAAGTAGACTCAGCGGAACGTGATTTTGTGTTCAGTTGGGATGATATGTCTGGTGTCGAGTTACACACTATCGACTCAGCACTTGCTATTGGTAATAAGAAAGTAGAAGCGTTCTTTAGAGCTTATGAAGTCGTTGTAAAAGTAAATGGCTCAACGGTTCGCACGGAATTAGTCAAAGACACATCCTACACTTATACCTTTGATAAAAACGTCACAGATGGCTTGTCTCGCACGGTAAGCGTTGAAGTAAGGATTCTGGGTAAAGCAGGTGCTAAGTCGCATACAGCAACGTTAGCGACAGCGACAAACAGACAGAACCAAATACCTAGTGGTGTATTAATTGAAGCTGCTCCGGCAAGCTTACACATCAGTTTCGATAAGCCAGCTGATATTGATTACGTTGGTACCGAAATCCATATAAGCAAACAGCGTGATTTCACACCATCGTCAGCAACGTTGCTGAAAGATTTAACCAACGCAAACTTTTATACAGCGATTATCGATGACGATGATACTTACTTTGTCCGTTTAGCATCATACGACTGTTTTGGTCGTGACAACTTGGTTTATACACCAGCGTATCAGGTATCAACCCAATCAGCACAATCCGTGTTGAAAGAGATTAGCAGTGATTCGTTAAGCAAAGACCTACTTGATGTGATTAATGGCAAAGCGGATCAATCAGACCTTAATAGCGTTAACTCAGAGCTACAGGGCAGTAAACAATCGCTACGTGAATATGCCGATGAAAAGGCAGCGGAAGTAGAAGCAAAGGCAGATGCAGCATCAGTAAAAGCAGACACTAAATTAGCCGAAGCACTCCAAACCGCACGCGGTGAACTGAATGCAGCCAAGCGACAACTACAGAAAGCAATTGATGAAAAAGAAACGGATTTAACCCCTGTCTACTCCGTGATCGATACTATTGAGAAATCCTCCAAAGATGCAGACAAGGCGTTAGCCAGTAAGGTAAATACAGCTCAAGCGAAAGCCAATCAAAATGCCAGCAATATCAGTTCATTGCAAAAGACTGTAGCGGATAACCAGTCAGCGACGGCTACAGCAATCGAGCGAGTTAAAGCAGAAACCAAAACCCATGCGAATAACGCAGCAGACGCCGCTCTATCGGGTTCTAAGGCATTTACTAGTGCGGAGCTAACCAAAGAGCGCACAGCGCGAACAAGCGCAGACAGCGCGTTATCTGCACAAATCAGCAAAGTGAAAGCGACCGCCGATAAAGCGTCAGCAGATATCAGTGAAACTAAAATTACTCTAGCGGATACAGAGCAAGCACTGGCAAAACGTATATCGACATTGGATTCCGCGACAAGCTATTCACTCGCAGCGCTGAATAAGAAAGATGCCAACTGGGATTTTAAAGATGGGTTACGTAATTGGACGCAAGGTTCAACAATTGTACACGTAACTGATCCAGACGAAGGCGATTGTATGAAATTGACTTCCAGTCAATGGCCTACCAATGACTTCTTCATTCCAGTTAATCCAAATCGAGTCTACGAGCTAAGCTTTCGTATCAAGCAGCAAATCGTTAGTGGTTCCAAAAGCTCTTACTTAGGCGTCAAATGTTACGATAAAGACAAAAAAGAAATCTCAACGTCTCCGCGCGGTGCTGATACTAAACCCTATACAGGTACATACACTTATTGTGGTAAAGGTGGCGGTAATACTCCTGAAGAATGGACAACATTCTCTGGAAAAATTACGGGCATTAATGGCTACAGCAGAAATGCATTTCGACCTGACACTTGCTTCATCAAGATCATGCTTATTGCGAACTACAGTGGTGGCAAGGGCGAAGCTCGCGTTTCTTGGGTCAATTTTGAAGACGTAACCGAGCGTGATGAAACTCATGCTCGAATTAGCACTGTAGAGCAAACAGTCAGTGAGAATGAATCTGCTCAAGCGAGTCGAGTGACTAAGCTCGAAACTAAAGTTAGCTCGAACAAGACGTCATCAGATGCTGCGATTGCTAAAGCGAGAAAAGAGGCAGCAGATGAGGCTAAACGTAAAGCAGATGAAGCACTACTTCTAGCCAAGGCAGATACAACTAACAAATCAAACGCGGCCAAACAAGCAGCTATCAACGAAGCGCAGAAGAAAGCAGACAAAGCAGAAGCTGATGCTATCAAAGCAGCGAAAAGTTACGCCGATACAAAAGCCTATGAGGAGCGTCAATACACATCAGCTAAATTCGATGAAGCGGTTAGCTTAGTAAACAGTAAGGACTCAGCGACAGCGGCCAAAATCAGTAACCTTGAGTCTGTAACAAACAACGTAAAGACTTCTGGCTTTGCGAACAAGCAAACCATAACCGTAGGCGGTGATAGTGACAAGTATTACCCTGTGTATTTTAAGGGAGGGAATCAAAACTTAGCTCGTCGTATTGTTGTGTCGCGCAACTACAGTGAATACGGGCCTAATGATTGGCATACCAAGACGCACAAAGGGGCTTTGTTACTTGACTTGACTGCTAACTTCGGTGGATGGGGTGGCCAAACTTACAACTGGAATATCAACAAAATCCAACAGCAATACACAACACTGTTTGCTGGTGCTAACAACGCAGTTTATCAGATGTATTTTTGTATTTGGTTGCGTGGAGGTGGTGCTGTTTATCATGTTTATCAAGAAGTAAATGGTCCAATTCATGTGGGTACAAACACTGGCGAGCTGCTTTACCGTTCAGCTCAATCACATGCAACTTACGAGCAGTTTGTTGACGCTCCAAGAACGCAAGCTTGGACAACCGAAGAGATCAATGCTCGGTTGGTGGGTAAGAAAGAATACGCGGGTTTGTCAAAGGTTGAGAACTTATCCCCTGATGAAATTCGTGAACCTGTTCGCCAAGAAGTGACTGCAAAAATCAATGAAGTCAAAAAGACACTTACTGATAACGATACAGCAATGGCGCGACGTGTGACTCAGATGGAGGCATCGGTAACTTCTGACAGCACAGCAAAAGCCAATAATGCAGAGCAGCGCGCGAAATCACACGCTGATTCTGTTGCTAAGTCGAAAGCGGACAAAGCATTGGCTGATGCGAAAGCTCACACCAACTCCAAGACAACCGAAGCTAACAACTACACGAACAGTAAATATAACGAAGCCGTTAACTTGATTAATCGCAAAAACTCAGCAATGGCTAGCCGCGTGACCAGTATGGAAACATCACTGAAAAGTGATAGCCAGAGTAGGGCAAATCAAGCGAAAGCCGATGCGATAACAGCCGCAAAAGCGGATGCGCAAAATAAGGCAAACGAAGCTCGTGATGCGGCTATTAAGGAGCTAGAAAAGCGGGGTAATTTGCTTGAGAAATACTTTGCTAATTGGAAAGTCGGTAGGCATCCCAGTGACTGTGGCTGGGGTCAAAATGGTCACTCGAACGAAAATCGATTTATCGTTGATTCTGATCCATTTGGTACTCGGTCAACGATATGGGAAATGAATACCAACTCATCTTCGACAAGTGATGCAGATGGAGGTATCTCAGCAGCTCGGTTTAAGTGTGATAGCAAGAAAACGTACCGTTTCAGCATTTACGCGAAAACAACAGCTAGAAGCGGTACAACCTATCTTGGTTGTCAGGGAAACCACACTCAAAATTTAAGTGGTTCAAATAACAGCAACCCATATTTTTGGACTGGTGACCTACCAGAGCAAAACAAATGGTTCTTGATTGTTGGTGTCCTTCACCATGATGCGGCTACCGCTGAGAGTGGCATCGCTGGTGTCTATGATCCTGAAACGGGTCGCAAGATATTGGATGGAAGTGAGTTTCGAATTCGTGCGGGTTACGGTGATCAATTATTGAGGGCTTATCATTACTACTCTAAAACACCATCAACAAAGCAATACTTTTGGATGCCTCGTGTTGATGAAGTGAATAGTAATGAACCGCCACTTTCGGCATTGATGGCAAATGTGGGCGCGAACGCTTACAACAAAGCGGAAGAGGCCGTTACACATACAAACAGCAAGTTTAACGAAGCGGTTAATCTTATTAATTCAAAAGCAGGAGCAAACGCAAGTAAGATCACGACTGTCGAAGCCACAGCTAAAACAGCACGTAACAAGGCAGGTGCAGCACAGGCAACAGCGAATACCGCGACTTCAAAAGCAGAACAGGCCATCAGAACAGCAGCTTCAATTGATGGCAAGGTTGAATCACTGTACACGCTTAGGCTGACATCGAACAAAAAGGTGGCTGGTTTTGGTCTATCGAATGACGGCTCAACATCAGCGTTCAGTGTGCAAGCTGACAAGTTTCTGATTTACGATGGAAAGAGTGATGTCGCGGCGTTTGCGGTCAAAAACGGTAAACTGGTTGTCCAAGAAGCGCTTATCGACAACTTAAGCGGAAGTAAAATAGCAGCGGGTAGTATCAAGGCTGACAAACTTGAAGCGCGTTTGATTAAAGCCAATTCGGCTTTAATTGATGATGGTGCGATTACAAACGGCAAAATCGGCAACGTAATTGAATCTATCTCCTATGCAGAAGACAGCAAAGGCATTCCGACTTCTGGTTGGCACATCAACAAAGATGGCGTCATCAAGTGTAAGAACTTAGTAGGTAGTGGCACACTATATGGCACGCGGATCATGGGTAGCATCATTGAAGGGGCTTACTTTGTTACGAACAGTAATGTCAATGCTCCGGTTGTACCAACGGAAGCTGATAAAGGAAAAGGTACTCGCTATCTTGCTTCATCTAATTACAGCATAACGCGTTCTGCTGGTGGACGAACTGCGGCCAAAAATGTGTGGACGGACTATCAGTCTATCGCTACCTACAACTACACAGCGGAAGGAACCGAAAGGTTTGAAAGTACAACGTTGTACAAAAACACGAACCGTTACCCAAAGCGCTACATTGCACCACGAATCAAAGCAACTTGCTATATCGACAAGCCAACCATACCTAGCCATGGCTACCCATACGAATGTCGAAAAGTTTCAGCCACAATAGCGCTGGATGCAAGCGGAGGTCACCGAATTAAAACCTATCAATTTACCATCGATACAGGTGCGTCTATCGCTAAAAAGGTATCGGGTAATCGATATCAGTATGGAAGTCGGAATCAGACACATGGTGTTAATCCTGGTGCAGCGCCAAACACTAAAGTGGTTAATGTAGCGTTAGCAAAAGGTGTGAGTGCTAGGTGCACCATTACTTACGCATGGGCTATCAAAGTTGACTTCACCCAGCAGGGTGGTTGTGGAGGTGGTTTCTATACCGGGTACTGCCGCTCATATCCTCGTTCTATTGAAATTGAATTCGTTCATGGCAATGGAACGCGTGATATCGACTATAGCGGAAATCGGAATGCGATTCGTGCATTTGCAGGTTTTGAAGCCCCAAATGCAGGAGAACATGCATGGGTTTGGTTCGAGGATAACACGGGGCGTTACCTATAAGGAGACAGGATGTTTCATTTCATTACACCAAAAACAAAGGAGCTACCGTTGGTTCCGGATAAAAAAATCATCGTAATAGCTGGGGATGCGTCTGCATCCTTACAGCTTGCGCAGCGGGTCATTAAAACGGTCGTTGATATGAAGACAACCGTTTTATTGGTTTCCAGAATGCACGTGCCTTACGACCACATCAACTATACACAATCTTATGGTTATGACGATTTTGGAGCCGACGCTGACTATCTGATCTATGTGGTCGGTGAGCCAGCTTCTTTATTCTTTAGTCTACTGGACAAACAAGTCGATGAGCTAAATGCGCTAGAGGCCGATTGCTATGTGGCAAACAATACGATGGATTCATATGGATTAGAGTGCTACCAGCATTACTTTTTACATGAAGCGAGCGGCATCACGCCCAGTTTGTATCATTTGTATGCCACTGATGGGCTAATGCTTCGCGAGTTCGAGCGTCGCTGGATCGATAATGACAGTATCTTATCAGCGGAACGTAACATGCTACGCCAGTTAATCGACCGAGAAATAAACCAAGAAGGAGGCGTAGATGAAAGTTGCAGTAGCGAGCAGTAGTACGATTATTAATGAAACCAGTGGTGTGAATACATTTATTCATCACTTGCGAACTTGCCTTGAAAAGCATGGTCATGAACTGGAAGTGACAACGGAAGAACGCAATTATCAGCATGGTAGTGACATCTATATTACAAATGATGCCTATAGCTTTGCCTTTGCAAATGGTAAAAACATCATCAATGTTAATCACATGGGTGATGTACTTGGAGTTATGCATACGCCTGATAAAGTGGATTATCCGCGTGAGTATATTTTTGACTATCTGAACAAACAAGTTAGCTTCGAAGGCACAAATGTCAGCTTACATAACAGTTTTAAGGCTGGCTTAACCAAGCTGGGTATAGAAACAGACGTGATACCATTGCCGTTCTATCCTTTGGAATACACAGTGCCAGAACACAAAGATGGAATCATCATTGTTGGTGCTGGTTGGCCTCGTAAGCAGTTGCACAAAGCCATTGAGTTAATACCAGCTGATATTCCAGTAACGCTTCTTTCGAGTGCAGAGTTAAACCTGCCGGATAACTGGACTCAAAAAGTGCTACCGAACAGCCAAGTTACTAATGAGATAGCAAAACACAAGATACTGTTCTTGCCATCATGTATTGAAGTTTACCCTTACGTGCTGCTTGAATCAGTCGCAGTAACACGAGCAGTTGTGATGCCGCACTTTTGGAATGAAGGGCTGCCTTACGATAAGGTTTCATCTACAAGTGATCTGGTGGCGCTGTACGACCAAGGATACGAACCACCATTTGATATCTATGACTACAGCCTCAAAGCGGAGAATGCTTGGTTGGATTTACTAACAAATTTTGTCTAAATCTCATTATCCAACAGAGGGTTAGTAATTAGTGGAATTATTGGATAGAGTTCTGTTGCATAATTCGTAGGTCAGTGAATATCATTCAGTAGTGATTCATATCCAGAGAAACGTTAGGGAAACTACCAGTGTCAGATTTTGCTGTATTGATGCCGTTTGCGAAAAGCGATAAAACCGGAAAGATCATTGGAATCCAAGAAGCCGAAAGAGGTGATAAATGTGATTGTCGATGCTTATCATGCGCAACTCCAGTTACAGCGAGACAGGCAGACGTAAACCAGTGGCATTTTGCTCATCGTGTTAATGAAACGACAACAGCTAGTGAGTGTGAGTTCTCGCCCGTCACTGCGATTGCTTTAGTTATTCGTCAGCAGTTGCCACACCTACAAGCATTCGATTTGGATGAGTGGTCATTCAACGATGTTTGTTGGCAATTTGATGTGCCTAGGGACGGTATTGTTTTTGATGCTTACACGCAAGACCCCAATAGTAAACGAAAGGTTGTCTTCGACATACCTTTTGCAAATGATAAAGGCTTGGACTCTGAGTTAGTACCAGATGATATAGACATTGTACTGAGTGTTGATACTCACGCGATAGCGCGGGCACTTTACTCGTCTGACCGAAAACCAGAGTTGCTAAGCGCAGAGGAAATTTTTCTTAAGTTGCTAGAGCGATGGGAAGACTGGGTGACTATGTTGCGGTGGCCTGTTGTTAAGCGTGATTTTACAGAGAAAACAGTTGCCAGAGTTCAATCGCCTGAAAGTGAAAAAATCAATGGGCCTTCGAACCACAGTTATTCGACGCTGTGTGCTTGCTGCGGTATCAGAGAGGGACACTATGGAAATGGATTGTTGTGTGCGCAATGTGTAAGAGCCAACGTTGGATCCAAATTTCCAAACTTAACGGAGATGATACGGGACTATCATAATAATTAG